CGCGGAACGGTCCGGTGAAGGGCAGCTCCTCGTACTCGACCCATGACACGACGGCGCCGCTGTCGGCCTCCGCGTTGGTGTCGAGGGTCAGGACGAAGCTCTGGCCGGGCAGGATGAGGTACGCCTCGTGGCCGGTCTCAGGGCCGGTCATGTTGCTGTTCGGCGCCTCGTTGCGCGTCGCACGGCTGGTGTCCGCGTCGTAGTCTTCAGCGGACTCACCGTCGTGGTCTGCGATGGCGAGGTCCTTGTAGATCACCGAGCCGGCCGCCGGGTCAACGCCGGCCGCTGCGATCTTGAAGACTCCGAGCGCAACGACAGTGCCGGTCGAGCCAATGACCGCGCGCCGCGACATGGTCGCGGTGCAAGCCACGGAGTTGTCGGACACGACAGCGGTCGTGACGTCCACCCCGACGCGGCGGACAATGACGGGGCCGCCTGCGAAGTGGAACTCCGAGGTGGCGCCGGTGGCGTCGATGTTCGGCGTGTCCGCTGCGGACTGCTTCCGCATGATCTTGGTCTGCGAGGTGTAACCGCTTGCCATTGTCGTCGTCCTCTAAGGTCCGAGCCTGTTTCCGTGTTGGAGCCGATCAGGCCCTAGCCTTACGTGCTGGTGACGTGGATCGCGCGAGCCATCGATGCGCGCTCCCACACGAGGAACGCCTCGATCGCGGCGACCCAGCCGATCTCGCGGTAGCGGCCCAGGTCGTCCGGGATGCCAGCGCGAATTTCCGGGTCCATGATGCGAACCAGTCCGCCAGCGTCGCCGCCGAAGAACAGGGCCTCACCCGTGGTCGTGGAGTTGCCGATCAGGTCGGCGAGCGCCGAGGTGTGGTTCGACTCGTAGAGCGCGAAGCCCTCGATGTCGATCAGCTGGCCGTCCTTCAGCGGTGCGCTGGAGGTCGGCGAAATCCACTCCTTGTACTCCGGGTCGTTCTTCAGACCGCGCGCGGCGCGGGTGGAGAGGATGCCGACGTACTTGCCGTTCCGGAAGGTCGGGCACTTGAGGGTGCCCTTGAGCCGGTCGTGGATGCGCCGCAGGTCCTGGACTTCGAGGTTGCGGTCGCTGGTGCTGTCCGCTGTGCCGTCGGTGACGAACTCGCCGCCGGTGGTCAGTGGGGTGTACTTCACCGGCGTCAGCTTGAGCGCGTCGGCGCACATGACGTCCATGGTGAGGCTGATCTGGTTCCGCAGCATCTGCTGGAACGGGTTCATCAAGTCGAAGTGGGTGAGGTTCTGCTCCCACTCCGTCATGGGGATTTTGAAGCCCCACTCGTTGACTTCGACGGTCTTGGTCTCGATCGCCGGGCGGCCGCTCGGAAGACGATCGGTCTCGCTGATGCGCTGCGCAAGCGGCAGCTGCAAGATGCGCGTGATGGTGACCGACTCGCCCTTCTTCTTGCCGAAGCCGGGCTCCGCGCGGAAGAACTTCATCAGCTGGACGTCAGCGATGGCCTCTTTGCGAATCTCGCTCGACAGGGCGTGATTGCGGTACGTGCCGGTCGGCGCGTGGAACTGCCAAGACATACGATTGTCCCCCTGGTGGGCGCTTCGCCCGCACTAATCTCCCCCGTCGTCCACACCAATGTATTGCGTCTAAACGCAGCACGTCAAGCGACCGGGGGCCGCTCGCAGCGACATGGACCGTTGGTGGCCATGCCCGTCGGTTTCTTGATGCGACACCCGTGATTGCCGCACCCGCGCGGCTCGGAAATGAAGTGGGGTAGGGAGGCGACGGGAAGCCCCCCTACCCCGAGCGTGCACGCAACCCCGCTTCCGCGGGGGTCCGGTCAGAAAAAGCCCGATTTGCGCTGCTCCGCGTGCAGTTCGGCGATCATGTCGCCCTGCTCCGAGGTGCGCTTCCTGGTCGGCAGCGGGCGGCCGCCGGCTTCCATGCCGGAGAACATGCCCGCCGTCCGTCCATCGTCCTGTTGATCGTCCTCGCGCCGTTCGCGCCTGCGGCGCTTGGGCTCGTAGAACGCCTCGTCGTCGCCGTCGGCGTCGCCGCCAGCGTCATCGACGAGTGCGCCGTACTGCTTGTCGAGCTTCTCGGCGACAGCGTTGTAGAATTTGCGCGGCGCCTTAGCGATCGCCGCCGGGGTAAGGCCCCGTTCCTCTGCTACTTCCGCTGCCACTAGCCCGACGATCTTGTCGTGCTCCTCCCACTCGGGGAACTGACCGTAGAACTCACGGCGCATGCGCTCGGCCGAGGTCGTCGAGTTGACGCGCTCGGTCACGTCCTGCCGCACCGACTCGCCGTTCGCCTGCACGAACGCGTTTACACGCTCCGTGAGGAGGCGGTTGTACTCGTCGGGATTCTCGATGGGATTCGGGAGGCCGTCGAGGGTGAATTTGACGTCCTTGGGGCTCGTCCGCTGCTCCTGCTGCTGCACCGGAGCCGGCGCGCGGTCGGGAAGCTCGCGAAGGGTCTCGACTTGGCCCTGAAGGTTGGCAATGCGGTCGAGAAGCTCGCGCATTGTGGGCTCTTTGGCCCCGCCCTCGCCTTCGGAGGGCTCGTCACGGCGCATGTCGCCGCGGTAGCCGGGCGTTGCGCCCTCGAATTGGCTGAAAATGTCGTCGCGCTCGGGCTCCTGGTGCCGCTTAGCGCGTGAACGCCTGCTCTGTCGTGCCATGATGGGTCCCCCGTCCCGTGTGGATGCGTCTAAACGCACATTACCCGCGCTTTGCGGGCCCCGTCAACTCGCCGGACATGGCCTCGGCGTCGCTGCGGCCCTGTTTGGCGCGCTGGTTTAGGCGGATTAGGAGACTTTCGTACGCGGCGTACTCCATCCAGGCCGCCAATGCGGCCTCCGGCGTTAGGGTGCGAGTCCGAAGCTGCCCCAAAACGTGCTTAACGAGGGTCTCTTGCGCCTTGTCCACCTCGGTTTCGACGAACGGGAGGAGCGCGAGGAGCGGCGACAGGCCCAAAGCCCGCGCCATCTGCGCCTCTTTCACCGGGTCCATCATCGTGCGACGCCCATCTGCTGCGCGACTTCGCCCATTTCGGCGCTCGCTTGCCCGCCCGGCTGCATCCCGGCTGCCCCGTTCTGCTGGGCGCCCTGGTTCATCGCCTGCATCGCCTGTCGGATCGTCTTCTCGCGCTCGGAGATGGTGACCTTCGACACGTCAACGTCGCTTAGGTCGAACAGGAGCTTGAGGAACTTCGACATGTCGATCTGCTCCATAAACGCTGCGAGCATCTCGGGCCGCTGGGCGAGGTACTGCATCAGCTGGAGCAGCGCGCGGAGCATCTTCTGCTTCTGGATCAGCGTCGAGATGCCCCTCGCCTGGAAGGTGATGGGCCGCGCAATCAGCTCGCGGCGCCGCTTCATCAGCGCGTCGAACATCTCCGGCCCGCACGCGCTGCGCATCGCGAGGTCGTTGGTCTTGACGTGCTGGAGGCCGGTCTTCCACACGAGGTCGAGGGTCGGTTGCAAGTAGCGCGTCTCAAGCGTCTGGGCGAGCGAGCGGATGACGGCGCTCGACGATGCCTCGGCGCCTTGGATTTCCGTCGCCGACGTGCGGGACTTCGGCGCGAACTGGCCGAGGCCCACCTCGTTCATGTCCGCCGCCTCGCGCAACTCGTTCTTGATCTGCTGCCACATCTGCAACGACTCGGGCGGCAGCTGTCCGAGGTCGATGCTGGCCATGAACTGCTTCGGCTCGACGCCCTCTTGGAGTTGGAACAGCTTGTTCGGCGTGATGCCGCCGGCTAGCTGGCCCGGGTTGACGAGCATTTCGGGGACGATCGCGAACGCCTTCATCGACGACATGTAGACCGCGTCGAGGAGAAGGTTGGTCAGCTTGTTGAACGTGTTCGCGACGCTGCCGAAGTCCTCCATGTACGTGCGCCCGTAGACGGACAACGGCGCCACGACGAGCGGGCTGAAGACGAGCCAATCCGTACCGTGCCAATACGGGTTCGGCTCGGGGCCGCGGATGAGGAACTGGTTGTTGCCCACAACCATGAGCGCGTCCTTCGCGACAACCTTGCCGGTGTTATCGACGACGGTGGCGATCCACTCGTCCATCGTAATCGGCTGGCGCGTGGAGGACTGCTGGCTCGAATGGCCGGTCATCTGTTCGCGGTAGAGGTGATCCTGGTACTCGATGTGCGAGACCATCTTAGCGATTTCGCCGACGTTGAAGATCGGCTTGCCCTTCCGGTCGTGCTGGAGGGCCATCGCCATAAGCTCGTGCTTGTCCAATTCGACGCGACGACGGCGGTACAGGTTGCGGTGTGTTGGGTCGAGCCAGACGGTACGCGGATCGACGGTGTCGATGGAGACGCGGCCATACTTGACGTCCTCTTTCCACGTCGTCGTCGAGCATGCGCCCATGAGGGCGCCCATCTTGCACTGCTCCTCGAACACCGCGGGGAAGCCCAAACAGGTCCCCGTCTGGTTCCGGCCGCACGTGCTCAGCCATGCGTCGGTCATGCGCTTGATCGAGGGCGTCATGTCGCCCTCTGAGTCGGCCGGATCGACGACGGTGTAGAAGCCCTCGGGCACCGTGACGAGCGCTTCCTTCAGCGCGGCCGCGAGCCGATCGACGAAAGCGGGCACCTCGGGCATGGTCTCGCGTGCCTGCCACTCAGCCTTGCGGGAGTGATCGACGCGATTCCAGTAGAGGTGCAAGTTTTCTTCCCATTTTGCGTCTCGCGGGTTCATCCCACCGCGCCGCGCTTCCTCCGCCTCTTGAGCGTAGCCCTGGAGGATTGGGACGATGATGTCGGCGTTCTCCCGGGAGGGTCCCGAGAGGTGGCCTTTCGTGTCGTCTGGATCGTCGTGACGTGAGCCGTAGCCCGCCATTGTGTCCCCCTACGCCTGACCGCGTTTAAGCGCGGCGGGCGACAACCGTCACGTCGATGTCAGTCGCAGTGCCGCCGGACGTGCTCACACGGTAGTAGCGGTAGGCGTCGTCCATGACCTTGCCGGCGCCCGCCGCGGTGAAGCTCGCCGCGTCCTGCTTGCCGGCCGTGGTCTGCTCGCGTTCGAGGTAGCACGTCACGAACGTGGTGCCGTCGTTGGAGCCCTCAAGGAGCGCCGTCGCCGAGCCGAAGCTGCCCGTCAGCTGGATCGACATGGAGTCGGGCTTGATCGGGCCCATCGAGAACTTGACGCCCGTCGCAACGCCGGTGACGGTCTCCTTCGAGACGACAACGAAACCGTCGTCGGTCTTCACCTGCGCGAATAGCGGCGTCGATGCTGCGTCGGCCATGTGTTACTCCCCCAAGGTCCGCCGCTTGAAAAAGCGATCGGCTGCCGGCGTCTGGCCCTCGGGCCGCACCGC